AATCCCTCAACATAGGTATAGTCCTCTATGAAAAATCCTGATGGGTATTGAGATGTTGGAGGTCCGTCTACCCTAGTCAGTGGTTTGTAACTTGACTGTAAATATGTAAGACCACCTGTACCATCTGCGTTCTTGAAACAAAGAGGTCCGTAAATTGGATTGCCATCATACGCATACCCTAAGATTGGTGAGTGCTCAACTCCCTTATCATTGAAGAAATCACGTAGGTTACGAGGAACAAAGTAGTTTACATAAGGATTACCAAGTTTTGTTGCGGTCTCATAGAAACCATCATCCTGTGACATATCGCCACTCTTCGCATATCTCGCTACTTGGTTTACAGTCCAGTTATCTATATTCGCAGAATAAATTGCACCTGAACCTGGTGTTTTTGCAGATACTGTAGTCTGAGGTTGTGTATATCCAGCACCTTTTTCAATCATCTCTATTGATACTATCTTCCCACCAGATACCACTGCTTTTGCTTTAGCACCTATACCATCACCACTTATAGTGATGTCTGGTGTACTAAAGAAGTCATCACCACCAAAC